ATTCTTGCAGCATCTCTTCGTGATGTAAGACAGGTAGAACAATCTGCTCTTAATGGTGCAGATGTGGTTACAATCCCTCCAGTAGTATTTTGGGCAATGTATAAGAACATTATGACTGAAAAAGGTCTTGATTTGTTCCAAAAAGATTGGGAAGAAGTTCTCAAAAGTGTGAACGATGAAAAAGTTTAACGATACAATTCTATTAGTCACAATATCAATCATTGATTTTTTGTATCGTGACCTACCCATACAAAGGTTCTGGGTTTTGGAAACAATTGCCAGAGCACCATACTTTGCTTTCGTGAGTGTGCTGCATCTTAAAGAATCATTAGGACTCAGAGATTTATCACACTACTATTTGATGAAAGAACACTTTGCTCAGACACTCAATGAAACCGAACACCTCATCGAAATGGAAAGGCGTGGTGGTGCCGACCGTTGGTATGATCGTTTTATTGCTTATCACCTGGTTCTCATCTATTATTGGATTCTGGTGGGTTATTATTTTATTGCTCCTGTCTCTGCTTATCACTTGAATGCAGGCATTGAGTTTCACGCCACAGAGACATATCTAAACTATCTCTGGGATCATCAGGAAGATACAAAGATTGCTGAAATTGCAGTCGATGAAATTAATCATTATATTGAACTCTCAAGAGCAATGGAGATGGTATGAAATCAATAGTTATATTTGGAGCAACTGGAGACCTTTGTAAAAGGAAACTTATACCAGCACTTTATTCTCTTCATAAGAAAAATCTTTTACCAAAGGGATTGAAGATTATTGGTGCTTCCAGAACCAATCACTCTAAAGAGAGTTGGATAGAAGTATTGGGAAATTATTCTCAAGAGTTTATTAAGAGACTTGAATATGTTCCTTGTGATTTGAGTGATTCTGAATCCCTTAAATTATTGGAATCTTATGAAGACACAACTTATTTTCTTTCTGTTCCACCAGAAAGATATGCTGATGCTATTACAAACCTAAAAGAAGCAGGTAAGTTAGATGACGCAGAAAAATCAAGAGTCATTATTGAAAAACCTTTTGGCACCGATCTTCAATCTGCTAATTATCTACAATCTGTGGTGGCTGGATATCTACGCGAGAAACAAGTATATCGCATTGACCATTATCTCGGTAAAGATACTGTTAATAATATCCTTGCCACCCGCTTTAGCAATATATTGTTGGAGCCACTTTGGAACAGGAACTTTGTAGAAGAAGTTCAAATCTTTGCAACTGAAACAATAGGTTGCGAAGGTCGTGCCCAGTATTATGATACTGCTGGTGCCGTCAGAGATATGCTTCAAAACCATATGCTTCAGGTGCTTGCACTAATTGCAATGGAACCCCCTTGTAGGAATGATGCTAAAGAGATTCGCAGAGAGAAAGTCAAAGTTCTTGCTGCAACCAGACTGGGTGATAATGTAGTTCTTGGTCAATATGATGGGTACAAAGGTGAAGATGGAGTAAATCCAGATTCACAGACTCCAACTTTTGTTGCGGGTGATTTGTATATTGATAACTGGAGATGGAAGGGTGTTCCTTTTTACTTTATGACGGGTAAGAAGATGCCTGTAAATTGTGTTGAGGTTGTGATTAAATTCAAATCACCTCCACAACAATTGTTTGATGGACACGAATGCAACGATAGAATTGTAATGAGATTGCAACCAGATCCCCATCTGGATATGCGTATTGACATCAAATCTCCTGGACTAAATGATAATGTAGAATCAGCAATTCTTCAGTATCATTATCCTGTAGAGAAAGCAATTGATGGTTATGTGAAACTTTTTTATGATGCAATCAACGAAGATCAATCACACTTTGTTCATGCGGATGAAGTCTTGGAGTCTTGGAGAATCGTTGATGATCTTTTATGTACTGGAGATCAATGTCGCATTATGACTTTGCCATATCTTTATAATGAGGGTGTTTGGGGACCTTCATCTAAAACAGAACTTGTTACAAAGTGGGACTATCCACTTAAGCTCAAATAGGAGAGAGTTATGAAAGTAGGATTAATCGGATTAGGTAGAATGGGCGAAGGAATGTCTCGTCGTATGATGAAGGCAGGAATTGAAGTCTGGGGGTATCGGAGGAACTATGAAAAAGCACAAGAAGCATACGAAAACGGATATGTTAATGGTGTTACAACTTCTATACAAAGCCTTGTTCAAGTAGTCAAGGGACAAAATAAACCAGGAATTTTCCAGATGGTTGTTCCTGCAGAAACAGTAGAGGAGACGATTAATGAGTTACTACGATATTGTGGTGAAGGAGATATTATTATTGATCATGGCAATAGCAATTTTAAAGACAGTCGGAAGAGAGCAGAACGTCTGGCAAAACTTGGTATCCAATATATTGATTGTGGCACTAGCGGCGGTGTTTATGGTTTGGATCGTGGATACTGTCTTATGGTTGGCGGCGGAGATACTGCAGTCTCCACTTGTAAAAGCATTTTTAATGCACTCTCCCCAGGAATTGACGCTGCCCCCAGGACTCAATTTGACTCAGACATAACCTCTGCGGAACATGGTTGGTTACATTGTGGCGGACCAGGTGCAGGACACTTTGTAAAGATGGTGCATAATGGAATTGAGTATGGTATAATGCAGGCATATGCAGAGGGATTTAACATTATTAAGAACGCCAATGCAGGTGCCCAATATGTTAGAGAAGGAGACGCAGAGGTTGCCCCTATGGCAGACCCAGAATCCTATTGTTATGATATTGACGTTGCTGAGGTGGCTGAGTTGTGGCGTCGTGGTAGCGTTGTTGGTAGCTGGTTACTTGACCTTACCGCTGATGTTCTACGGAATGATGGTCAACTTAAACAGTTCTCTGGAGGCGTATCCGACAGCGGTGAGGGTCGTTGGACTGTTTCTGCCGCTGTGGACCTTGGTGTACCCGCTCCTGTCATTACTACTGCCCTTTATGAAAGATTTAATAGTCGCAATCTGGGTACTTTCGCAGCCAAAGTTTTAAATGGTATGAGGTTTATGTTTGGTGGTCATCACGTAAGATAGGAGTTTTCAATGGAACGATTCAAAGATTTTTCGGATTATGAGTTGCAACTTTTAGCGGATGCTATTTGGATGAGACAAAGACGTTTTATTGCTGGCGATCGTAGGTTTAGGGAGTATGGAGTAATTCTTGATGAGATTCGTGAAAGAATAAATTACGTACCCGGAATATTTGCATAAACTTCTACTATAATAGAAATGGAACCTCACACTAATTTGGTTTTTAGGTTTGTAGAATTTGTTCTAAATAATCCCATAACACTTTTTATCATTGGTGTGGGGTTGACTATAGTTCCAGCGATGGGTATAATGATAATACACTCAACGGATAAAATTGAAAAATAAAATATAATGAATTTTATTTACCATGTAAAAAATGCATATCCGTTGAAGTCTTGTAATCAACTAATACAATTTTTCGAACATAATATCAGTTACGCTAAACCTGGCGGAGCGGGTAAAAAAGTTTTAAATGATTTGGAAATTACATTAGAAATTAATGACCACACCAGTCATTATGATTTAGGAAAAACTCTATTAGATTCTATTGATAAATTTAAAAATGAATATTCATTAGTTGACAAATACATTTGTCCATGGAATTTGAATAGGTATTGTCAATTAATGAAATATGAACCAAACAATTATTATGATGTAATACATTGCGAAAATGATGGACAACCGCAAAATTTAAATAGAGTTTTTGCTTGGATGATATATTTAAATTCTATATCAGAAGGCGGTGGAACCGAGTTTATATATCAAAATTTTGTAACAAAACCAATAGCCGGAGATCTTTATATTTGGCCAGCTCATTGGACACATTTTCATAGGGGTATTAATGCTCCGTATGAAACAAAATATATTATTACAGGATGGATTGATTACATTCCATATAGTTGACAAATATCACTGACTCATATATACTATTACCATAATCACTTAATTCAACGGAGTGTGGCGCAGTTTGGTAGCGCATCCGCTTTGGGAGCGGGCGGTCGTAGGTTCAAATCCTATCACTCCGATTTACTAAATACACAAAAAATGCAAATTTACACTGTGGAAGAAGTTCAAGAACACTGGGATGAAATGATTGCAAGAGTAGAAGGTGGTGAACATATAGGTATAACAAACAAAAATAATACATGTGTAATGATTCCTGCGGATGAGGAACTCATACGCATTTATACAGAACATAACGAAGCGTCATAAAATCATTATATTATTGTTGCTCGATTAGCTATCTGGTGAAAGCGCCCGACTCATAATCGGATATAGGTGGGTTCGATCCCCTCATCGAGCATAGACACTTTATCAAGTGTCACCCTTGACTTTTCCAAGTCCACACCCTATAATAACAAGGTAAACAAATTCAAACAAATGTCACTCACTGCTAAATTCAAAAAAGATCTTCAAACTTTGAAGTCTGCTGCTAACGGAGAGTCCTATCTTGATGTAAAGAATCCGAAACTTTTCAAGAAAGTCCGTAAGTTTTATGAATCTAATGGTGCTATCTTTTCGGGAGATCCTTTGGATGATTATGAGATTCTTATGGAATATGTCTATAATGATCTTGAAGCCGAAGGAGTTCTTGCGTGACAGTTGAGATACTTCCTAAAATTCTTCTTGAACGAGAGGGATATAGGTTTGTTCAAAAGGGTATCATTGAACTCAATGGTATGCCTGATTATAGAATGCAAAAAAAGGATCATTACACTAAACGATGGAATGACATTTATCTTTTTGATAATGTGCTACAATGTTCTACTGCAATGGAGGATATTGAGTATGCGAAATGGTTAGATCCAGATAGGGTTCCTTGTTATGTGAAAGATGATGGTGAAGAAGAAGACACGGATGGTCTATAACAGCACTGGTCGGGAGCAACCCCTTTATGAAAAAAACTGATGTACTCCGATACATTGGAAACATTCTCCTCCTTTCTGGATATTTTGTTCTGTTATGGGGAGATCCGAAAGTAGGATTACTTGTGAAATGCGTTGGAAACGTTTTTGTCGTTCCCTTTGCAATCAAGTATAAGTTTTGGGACATTCTTATTCTTTGTGGTTTTTATGCTGCAATTGAAATTCCAAAATTAATCCAACTAACTTTTCCTAGTTTAATTGTAAATTAGGTGGTGGAGTCAAGTTGACCCATTTGACCCCGTTGGTAAGGGTCTTTAAATATGCCAACTGGTGCGGAGCATCTGCAACGGTTTCCTATTTTTCCGTTCGTCAAAAAGAATAGGTGGCGAGCCTGAATTACACGGGAGGGGTATACTACCCCTCTTTTTTTGTAAATGACATTAAGATTACATATCTAGGATATACAAAACTTACTTCTGGGTTTGGTGTCAGTGCCGTGTGGTGTAATCTGGGATCAAAAATAGTTAGTGAATTTTCTGTCCCATCAAGAACTAGAGATCCGTTTTTTGTCCGGACTAAAGTGCCATATTTTTTGTTGGGATTTTGTAAATAAAAAATGCAACTAATGATCTGACCTTCGTGATGTGAATGATAGTGATTGTCTGTATATGATTGCACATCTTCATCAAAATACAAAGTATTTTTTACGTCTTCATCTGTATAATATCCTACTTTGTTTATCCAACAAGATTCAAATTCTGCATCAAGTTGTAAATATGTTTTAGAATATTCATTTACAGAGGTAACTACTTTCTTAGTCAAGTTTTTCCAACACTCTTTTTCTAAGAGTTTTTTTGTAAAAAACTTTTCTGCCATAATTGGAGGATGAAGTTCTTCTGTTTTTCTGTGAGTTTTTAAATATAGTTCCGATTCTTCTATGAGATTTATTCGGTCCTCTTTTGAAAGAGTATTGTACGATTTGTAAAAATATTTTTCATCAAAATAAAATAGTTTGTTCAAGGCGTCTTGCAATTTCATGTTATAATTGGTATAATATATAGTATGAGATTATTATTTTTGATCAAAAAATGAGTCAATATATCAAGAAGGCACTTGTTCTCGGTGCTGGTGGCTTTATCGGAAGTCATATGGTTCGCAGACTGCGTTCTGAAGGATACTGGGTTCGTGGTGTAGACCTTAAGTATCCAGAGTTTTCTGCACATGAAGCCAACGAATTTATTCGTGGAGATCTTCGTGATGTAGAGTTTGTTCGTCGTGTACTTGAATATAAAGGAGATAGGGGTAACTTTTATAACTCTGTTCCATATCGTTATATTCAAACGTTTGATGAGATCTATCAATTTGCCGCTGATATGGGTGGTGCAGGATTCGTTTTCACTGGAGAAAATGATGCAGACATTATGCACAACTCGGTAACTATTAATTTGAACGTTCTTGAAATGCAACGTCAAATGAATGAAAAAGTTGGCAAAAATACTACTAAGATTTTCTATTCTGGATCTGCTTGTATGTATCCAGAACACAATCAACTAGATCCCGATAATCCTGATTGCCGTGAAGAGTCCGCATATCCAGCTAATCCAGACTCTGAGTATGGTTGGGAAAAACTGTTCTCGGAACGTCTCTACTTTGCTTATCATCGTAACTATGATATCCCTGTACGTGTTACTAGATACCATAATATATTCGGACCAGAAGGAACTTGGGAAGGCGGAAGAGAAAAGGCCCCAGCAGCGATCTGCCGTAAGGTAGCTTATCTTCCAGAAGAGGGTGGATTGATTGAAGTGTGGGGTGATGGTCTACAGACTCGTTCATTCCTCTATATTGATGAATGTATTGAGGCTTCCAGAAGGTTAATGGATTCTGATTTTATTGGACCAGTTAATATTGGTTCAGAGGAAATGGTAACTATTAATCAACTTGTGGAAACTGCTGCAAAAGTTGCAGGTAAAGAAGTTAAGAAACAACATATCCTCGATGCTCCTCTTGGAGTTCGTGGACGTAATTCCAATAACGATGTAATTCGTAGGGAACTTGGTTGGGATTATCAACAAACTCTTGAAGAAGGTATTCGTAAGACATATAATTGGATTTCTGAACAAATTGCTAAAAAGAACAATGAAAATTGAAATAGTTAAAGAACATGTAAAAGGTTTAGATGTTGGTCACCTTAGAGACATGTCTCTAAATCAGAATGACTGGCTTCCTGCAGGTCAAAGTGAGTATAGATTGTATGCTTACCTTTCTACGTTTTTCAATAAGAGTACTATCTTGGATATTGGCACTCGCACTGGTGGGTCCGCTCTTGCACTATCTTATAATCCAACTAACCAAGTCATCAGTTATGATCTGGTAGAACAGGGTGCAAGTTCAATTCAAAAAAATAATATTACTTGGAAAATCATGGACTTCATGGAAGATGAAGAACTTGATTGGGATAATATTCCCATCGTTATGATCGATGTCGATCCTCATGATGGTTCTCAAGAACGTGTTATGATGAATTGGTTGCGTGATAAGGGATGGAAAGGAATTCTAATTCATGATGATATTGGTCCCGCTTGGCCTGATATTCAACTCATGTGGGATGAGATTCCCGAAGAGAAGTTTGATGTAACTGATATTGCTCATATGAGTGGTACTGGTATTGTCAACTTTGGAAATGCACACGAAATTACTATTGTCTGATGAAAATTACAGTACTAGGTTCCAGTGGGCAGATCGGTGCCTACCTAACAGAATATCTACGCAGTAAAGGACACACTGTTCATGAGTTTGATGTTGTCAACGGCGAACATCAAGACATGACTGTTATTCCTAATCCCGAACTTCATAGGGTAATTAAGGATAGTGATTTTGTATTCTTCCTTGCATTTGATGTGGGAGGTTCTCGTTACCTCAAGAAGTATCAACATACTTTCCAATTCATTGATAACAATGGTCGTTTGATGGTTAATGCATTTGGACTTCTTAAAAAGTATAATAAGAAGTTCATTTTTGCATCATCCCAAATGAGTAACATGAGCTATTCACCTTATGGTGTACTTAAAAATGTTGGTGAACTCTATACTAAGTCATTGAACGGATTGATCGTTAAGTTTTGGAATGTTTATGGAATCGAAAAAGATCATGAAAAATCCCATGTCATTACGGACTTCATCCGCAAAGGTTTTGAAACTGGCGTTATTGACATGCTTACTGATGGTCAAGAAGAACGAGAGTTTCTATATGCAGAAGACTGTTGCGAAGCGCTTGAAACGATCATGGAAAACTATGATGACTTTACTTCTGAGGACAATCTTCATATCACCAGCTTCCACTCTACAAAGGTCATTGATATTGCGAGCATGATTTGTGGTCAATTTAATTTGATTGGTAAGTATGATGTCAAGGTGCAACCTTCTGCAGAAAAAGATAGTGTTCAGTTAGACAAAAGAAATAAACCAGACACTTATCTAACAAAGTGGTGGATACCTAAAACATCAATTGATCAAGGTATCGCTAAAGTATTTGAGGCAATGAAGAATGAGCAAGTTCAAAATTAATCTTTACTGCAACGACTCTCTTCTCCCTTCAACCTCAGATAAAAATACTTCTAAGTTTACTGAGTGGGTTTATGATGGATCGGGTGCAGTAAGTCTTTATGTAAATCAAAAATCACTTGATGTTCTTCAAGATGTTTCAAACATACCTAAGTACATTTGGCTTCTAGAATCAAAACAAATTATTCAGGGAGTTTATGATTGGATTCTTGCAAATTATGATTTTGTTGCTTCCCGAGTAGATGCAATTTTTTCTCCAGATAAAGAACTTTGTGAGAAGTATCCAAAGTTTCAGTATGCATTGAGTAATGCAGCTCCATGGATTGAAGAACGTCAAATTTATAACAAGACCAAACTTGTCTCGATGATCTCTTCAAACAAGTCTATGGTTCCTGGACATCGCAAGAGACTTGAGTTTGTGAACAAGTTTAAAGATCAAGTTGATCTTTATGGTCGCGGGTTCCGTGATCTTCCCAGGAAAGAAGAAGGAATTAGAGATTATATGTTCTCTATTGCCGTAGAGAATGCCGTTTATGATACATACTTTACAGAGAAACTAACGGATTGTTTCGCAACAGGAACAATTCCAGTCTTCTACGGTTGTAGAGGAGTTGCAGAGTATTTCAACGAGGATGGAATTATATTCTTGGATGATGACTTTGATGTTTCTACATTGACAGAAGAACTTTATTATTCTAAAATGGACGCGATCAAGGATAACTTTGAACGTGCCAACAATCTGCCAGTGGCAGAAGATTACCTCTACGAAACTTACTGGAAATGAGTACTTATAAAGGCTGGGAAGCAGAAGAACAGATTGCAGTTGATTATCTTGAGACTTGCCGTAGTGCAGTTGCAGATGATGAAATTTTTGCAAAGTTTAAGTCACTGCAGGGATATAAAAACATTCTTGAACATGTAACTCCTCGTCAAGGTGCGGAGTATCTTCAGATTGCCATGGAAATGGCTGGGGACGCTCTACTTGAAAATCTTGAGGCGTTTAAGGAGAATGATGTTATCGGCAAACCCGATAAGTTTTCTTATCCAGAGACGGGTAAAATCTCTCCCACTACAATCAGATATATCAAGAATGTATTTCAGATGGCGACTCTTCTTGGAGATGTGCCTATCAGTCGTGTAGTAGAAGTTGGTGGCGGGTACGGTGGACTTTGTAAGACATTAAGTGTAGTCTGTGATTTTGATGAATATATTTTAGTTGATCTTCCAGAAGCTGTTGCAGTTCAAGAAAAGTATCTTAAGAACTTTCCAGAACTTTATGCAAAGTGCAAGTTTGTTAGTTGTGATGATGTAGAAGAAGTCAAAGATGTTGATTTGTTTATTAGTAATTACGCTCTTTCTGAGTGTGATTATGATACGCAAGTAAACTATTATGATAAGTTAGTTTCTGATGCTAAGTATGCTTACATCATTTACAATCTTGTCAATTTTAATGATTTCTACTATAATAAGTTTACCGAAAGAATGGGTGAGCGTTTTGAGTTCACTACGGATAAAGATTACGAAAACACTGTGATTCTCGCTAAGG